TTTGCCAATATTCAAATCTACTCGAGTCTTCTTTTGCAGGTTGTTCTTCAGGACTTTGCGTGCTTTCAGCCTGTTGTCCTTCTACAGGCGTTTCACTGAACATCGGTTGGTTTACGTCTACATCGAAACTCTCTGGTTTCATTGCATTTCCTGCAGGCATTTCTGCGTCCTCTAAAGGAATACTCGCATTCTCTACCTCGTAACCATACGGTGATTTATCAGGTTCTATTGCTGCACTTTGTATTTCAGCCATTATTCACTCCTTGCGATTTGTTTATTTCAGCAACCGCTGTTATTCTTTTAAGCCTACTTGTTTGTCCACTGACTTTGTTACTTCCTTAACTTCTTCTTTAAGTTTAGCAAGTTCATCAGAAGCTCGAGATTTATATAGCTGTGTAGCCATTTCTGCCTTTGCTTCTGCTTTAGCCAGTTTCTTTTCAAATTCCTTAACTTCAACTCTCTTTCTGTCATGGACAGATTCACGCTGTGCAGTTTGCAGATCGCCTTTTAGTTTTTTAATCTGTTCTTCCTGCTGTTGAACCTGCTGCATGAGTTTCTGCATTTGTCCAGCTCTTTCAAGTACGCCTTCCATATCAGCAACGTCAGTTTGTTTTAAAACTTCAATTTGATCAATGAGGCCACTTTTATAGAGCTGCATATAGTATTCAAACCTAGCCCATCGGTTAGATGGTAGAGTTGAGCCAGAAACAACGATAATATCGTATTTACCTACAGATATATCGTTTATTTTTTTAATCAGATGTCCACTGACATCATCATAAAGATTTTGATTAATTTTTACTTCTAATGGTTTATTGTTAGGCTGTATAAGCCTTATAATCTTTTCCGATGTATAGACATACTGCATCAGACCAACGACTGCTTTAGCCAGTTGGTTGAGTGAATATTCTATATCGTCTTTCTTTGACTTGATGCGTCTTTGACCATATTCGTCAAGAGCAACAGTTCCTTTAAATGTTTGCGGGGCTGAACCAACATCCCCTTGCATAAATGTATAAATACCAAGTATTCGTTCTATATCAGCCTTTGCATCTGCTTCATTCTTATATAATTCATTAGGCAGCGGTACTGGCCCTGCTACAATTGGCTGTCCAAGCTCTGGGTCGAATTCAATTACAGCTGTACCTGCACGACCCCATTCTTCTTCTAATTGCTTTTTATTCATTGAACCACGGGGAATAAGCAGTTTAACATTAGTTGAACTACTAGCATGGGCAACAATAAGGGATCGCAGCTTATTAATATATTCCTGTAGGCCACGTACAGTCCTAACATCGCTAATCGGATAAGGATTCCTATTGTGATTGTTCATAAAAGGAACAATAGGATAATCTTCTATAGGCAATACTACAGAATACAGATACTCATCACCAACCGTGATACATTGTTTTATATTAGTAGCCATTATCTTGTTGACCATAATCTTTTCGTTGTCAATAAGATCAGCCTTGGTGATGGGATCAATAGCAGTATAGCTGTTCGGTATTGAATTTTCATTCTCACGGCCAGCTACTGGTGTAGGTTGTCCTGTTAGCGGGTCGAGCTCTAAGTGGTACACTTTACCAATATCATCATGTATCTGCATGAACTTGGAAACATTGAGCTCATCTGTGAATATCTGCTGTTTTCCTCCAGAAACAGTTAATATAACTGCTGGTTCTTCTCTGTATTCTGCATATTGCGGATCATCTATAATTTTTTCTTCATTAGACAATGGGTCAAATATTCTGTAATACGGTACTTTTACCTTAGTATATCTCTCAAATACTTCCAGTTCACGTTCAAGGTCAACATCCAGCATTTCATGCTTTCTGGATTTGGGAAGAACGTCTTCTTTCATCATACCAAAACGATTCTCATCAACTGTACTTATATGACTTGTTGCTGAGGACTGTCTGATGTTTTCTTCAAATTCTGGATATATTTGAATTAATTCTTTTTCTGTAATACGTTTTGCTATTATAATGTTACTAGCATCACGGCAGAACGGGTCTTGTGAATCAGCATCGAAATAAACAGAGAATGGATCAATTGATTTAACATATACTTCACCTTTGCCGAAATCAGCATCAGGTGCTATATATGAAATCATTACACCCATACCTTTTACATAGTAATCATCAATACACTGTTTTAGTTCAGTATTGCCAATTGATATGTCCCAGACCCATGACATTAGGTCTGAGAATATTCTACCTACTTTTGTATCTGAAGTATCTCGCCCTGTAGATTGAAATTTGGGTGAGTTAGCGGTAAGCATGGCTTTTGCTTGCTCTACCGCTGGATGGATCACATTTACGACTAGAGGTTCCTGTGCTCTAGCACGTAAAGCCTTTACCTGCTTATCTGACCATTGCTTCCCTGCTCGAAATTCTGCATCCTCAGCTGCTTGACTAGCCCAGTCTGAACGTGCAGAACTATAGTTAGAGAATAAGTCTTGGGTTAATCTTACTTCTGGATGTATCTCTGGCATGTGGAAATATGCGTTGCAACATCAGCTTATACGAAATCGAGGTCATTATTGTTCCCTCTAAATTAATTATACTTTAAGCAATCATCCAATCAAAAGTTTTATCTGTTACATATTGTTTCTCTTTTAAATTCATATCGCTTGTTTCATGTGCTGGTGTATATGTGTTTTTCATAGCATAATACAATCCATCTAATAGATCATCGTGTTTTGCTCTTGGATACAATAATAACTCATCTCTTAGTTCTTCCATGCTTTCCAGCATGTATACTTTGTTCTGAGCGAAATATGGTTGCATAGTTTCAAGTCTTGCTGACTTACTTGCTCTTGGTCTTTCTTTTATTTCTAAACCAGCAATAAACATGTTCTCTTTATCACATCGCTCTCTTATATACTCACGCAGCATTTCCTGATAACCCACTGATTCTATCCGCACCTTGGAAGGCTTCATTATCTTGAAATGCTCTATAATCTGATCGGCAAGATTCATTGGAGTAGCTCTTTTTCGATAGTAAGGTAGGATATACCTATTATTTTCATTATCAACTGCTACTCCCACTATAGTGCTATAGTCTGCTGTTTTTCTAGTTGATGATGCAGGGTCTACTCCAATAAAGACATTTACTGGTAAAAGAAGGTCTGTATCTTTATCGTTTATACTTTCAAATTGAATAAACGCATCACCATCTTCTCCATGCACTAATTTCCCATTATAATACTGAAAATACTTTTCTTGGAACAGCTGATCCTCATCTCCAATGATTTGACATAGGTATTCCCTATAAAACACTGAAACTCGGTTTATAGATTCAAGCTCTTCCTTTTTCTTCAGCAATTTCTCTATTGGGTGCCAATCTTCCCATAATGATATGTTTTCTTTAATGCTGGGAGCGAAATGCATATTTTCCCAGCCAGTCATCTCTTTTAGTGTTTCAACGAGACAACGCTGGTGCTGCGGAGTACCAATGACCGCTATACGGCCACGCTGCGGGTCTAGGGAGGGGAGGGCACTCTGCAACAGCCAGCGTAAGTTCGCTTCCATGGCTTCAGATGTCTTGGTATTGTTTTCATCCTCTGGATCGTCTACTATAATAAGGGTAGGTCTTTGATTGCCTTTCTTTATACCACGAAGTTGCTGTCCAGTACCCTTACATATGACCATCGAGCCATCTTTCAGTTCAATCTCTGATTTAGACCATTGCTTAGCCGAGTATTGTCCCCAATAGCCAAACAGACTTCTAAAATTACTGGAATAGTCCAAACAATCTTTTATAGTACCCAATAATTTAATAGCATGGTCTTGTGTTCTTGAAACTAGTACAATTAATTTTTGCCCCCCGTGGAACATGAGGTGATAAAGAGGAAAAACACCACCAACAATAGAGGACTTTGCGTGTCCACGGGGAGCGACAATATTTATCTGCTTAATCTCTTCATCCATAAGCCTCTTTGATATTTCATAGTGAAATGATGGTGATGTAGAAGAAAACATATTCGGCATACATACCTTTCCGAACAATACTAGGTTTTCTTTTATTTTCTTTAAATTTTCAGTCTTTGAATCCATAAGTATACATAGTATCTATCAACTCTAACTCGTGAATAGCATCATATGCTGTTTTCTTCATTAACTCGTTAGACATGGAATTACTGTTAGCTATATCGATCAAAGCCTCCATAGCAATCTCTATTTGCATTCTAATAATATTGAGAGGATCAACACCTAGATATTGATCTTCAGGGCTGACTTGATTCCTTTGGCTCACTGACTTCTTCTTTCCGCTGCATCAGCAAAGATTTCTCCTCCGATTCTATTGCATCTGCTATGCTACTTGATACATCTAATTGCAATGTATCTGTTATAATCTTCTTAGAAGGTTTCATTTCCAGTAGCTCCATAAAATAATCGCATGCTTTAAGCATATTGGTGACATCTTGTTTAT